CCCACAGGTAGATGGTTTGACACTTAAGACCAGTGATGCTCTACTGATTTTAGATTATGCGATTAAGCACTCCTGATAATTTACCCACCATGAATAAAATAACTAAGCCTAAAGATAATACACCTAAAACTAATTACACTCCGCATGAAGCTTTAGTACTAGCTATAGCTCACTGTCAGAATGTAGCAGCTAATAAATTTAACCCACACTTTAAGAGTAAGTATTATGGGTTAGGAGAATTATTATCTGAAATTAAACCATGCTTAGCTGAGTATGGATTAGCTATAGTGCAGCATCCAAGCTCATCAGATAATAAGCTCTCACTGCACACTAAGATCTATCACACCAGTGGTCATGAATTTGATATGGGAGAATTATCCATATCTACAGCTGGATTAAATTTACAGGCTACTGGATCAGCTCTTACTTATTTGCGGAGGTACTCACTATCCACCATTACTGGAGTGGCTATGGGTGAGCAGGATGATGATGATGGTAATAGTGCTAGCTACACTTCATACACTAAGCCTGTGCCTAAGCCAGCTGCTCCAGCTGTAGCTCAAGCTCCAGCTATTACTAAGCCTCTCTCAGAGTATCTTAAGCTCACTGATCTGGAGCAGAAGATAGCTAGAGATCTTTTAATTAAGAAGGGATGGATCACAGCTGATCAGCAGCTGAATGATATAAGCACTGATCACTACACAGCTCTTACTGAGCCCAGAATGCGTACAGCTTTCCTAGAGGCTATTAAATCTGCCACTAAGCCAGAGGATAAAGCTAATGGCTAAATTAATTCCATTAGAGGTAGCTGATCTAGCTGTAGAAAGATTACAGCTGGAGATTAAGAAGCTCCAGCAGGAGCTTAAGCATAAGGAGGAGATGCATAATGCAGTACTCCAGCAGCTTAATGATGTGATCCCTAAGATCATGGCTATAGGTGATAAAATTAATCAGCACAGTGAAGCTATTAATCTCCTAGCTGATGGTCTCAGGAAAAGAGATAGAGAGCTCATGTATCTATCTGATCTGATCTTAGCTATGGATGATGAGCCTGAGCTGGAGGATAATACTGATGAGTAATTACTACAGAATAGAGCCCAGAGAGCATTATGATAAAGCTATCCTGAAAGAAGATAAGCATGGCTACATCACCTACTCCTATAAGAAGCTGATGAAGATCACCAGTAAGCTATATGGTGATCAGTGTGATCAGAAAGATGATGATGGAGGAGAAGCTATATTTGATTATCTCCATTACAATATACTGGGATTAAATGATAACCAGCAGACCCACTTTAAGATTAATTACACTAAATAATTTACCCACCAAAATATACACACCATGATTACTAAAGACATGATAGATAAACTACCCACAGCTAGCTGGAGCAGAGCAGATTATGATGCTCATGATGCTCTTAACCAGTCAGGCTGTAAGCTGATCCTTATCTCAGCTGGGCACTATAAGGCATATCTGGATGCACCAGATTATGATAGCCCAGCTCTGAAGATGGGCAGATTAGTACACCTACTCTGCTTACAGCCAGAGCTCTGGAGCTCACAGGTGGTAGTAGTGCCAGAGGATGCTCCTAAGAAGCCCACAGCTAAGCAGAGAGAGGCTAAGAAGCCTAAGCCTGACACAGTAGCTGCCATTAAGTACTGGGATGAATTTGAAGCCTCAGCAGCTGGTAAGATCACCTGTGATCAGGATGAGTATGCTGAAGCTGTGAGAGTAGGATCAGCTATGAAAGCTCAAGCTGATAGCTGGGGTATAGTGCCACTAGCTACTGAGCTCTGTCTTACAGCTAATTTTATGGGAGTGCCCATTAAAGCTCAGCTGGACATGATCACAGCTGATGGATGGATCTATGACTATAAGACATCAGGTGATTATATCCATCCTAAGAAGGTACTCAGTGATACCTATAAGAGAGCTTACCACCTACAGGCTGCATTCTATACACTGATCTACAGCTTAGTATTTAATATAAAGCCTAAAGGCTTCCGTATGATCTTTGGAGAAAAGAAAGTACCTAATGGCACTGGTATATTTGAAGTGAGCCCAGAGCTCATGGCAGAAGGTAATACACTTCTGATGAATGCCATTAATGAATATAAAGCTGCTAAAGCTTTCGGCAGCTATCCACTGTACACTAAGCAGATCCATAAGCTCATGCCTTACGGATCTACCATAGCTCCTACTGATGCCTTTTACCTATAACCACTAACCATAAACCACCTAATAAAATTACCCACCATGACATACTACCCAAATAATAATAATGATAAGCCTAAGCTAGTAGCTATTAAAGCTGCTGGTACTTACACTGTAAGAGTCTGTAAGATTAGAGAGGAGGATGTGACTACTACCCAGAAGGGAGACCCTAAGATCAAAGTGCTTATGACCACTAAGGATGGTCAGAAGATTAATGATACTTTTTATGGATCTACTGATGGAGCTATTAAGCGAGCCTGTGCCTTTGTAAGCACAGCTACAGGTAAGAGATTACCACTGCCAGCTAAGGATGCTGTGAGCTTAAAAGCTTTTCTAGATCAGGCTGTAGGCTTCTGGATCACTGTGCAGATAGCTAAGGAGCTGGTCACATTCAGCTCAGGTGAAGCTAAAGAGATCTGTAAGATCACTAAATTTAATACAGCTGTGCAGCCTACTGCATCAGCTCCATCTCAAGCTACTGCACCAGAAGCTCCACCATTCTGATAATCCGCACTTATGAAAGTACACAAAGTAGCAGCTCCAGCTGATCTGGATGCAGAGAGAGTGGTATTGGCTAGTATCCTTGTAGATGGGGATACAGCCAATCCATCTCTGAGATCATGCTCTGATCTAAAGCTCTCAGAGATAGCTTTTTATGAGCCTAAGCACCAGATCATATACAGAGCCTGTATGTATCTATCATCCACTGGCACTAATCCTGATGAGCTCACTGTAGCTGATTACTTACGCAGTACAGCTGAGCTAGATCAGGCTGGTGGAGTATCCTACCTGAGTGAGCTAGGCAGCTCTATCTTCACTCCATCCATTAATCTAAAGCCAGCTGTAGAGATCATTAAGGATAGGCATAAATCTAGAGCACTGCTTTACCTAGCTAATGATCTAGCTGGCAGAGCTGCATCAGGAGCTTTTAAGGCATCTGAGCTTAGCACAGCTCTATTAGCTCAGGCTAGAGTACTAGCTGAGGATACTGTAGCTGTCACATCCACTGAATTTATGCAGCTGGATGAGCTCAGGAGCTTTGATAGGAATAATGACCCTAATAATCTGCTGGGTAAGAGATGGATCTGCAAAGGAGGCAGCCTACTCTTTTCTGGTCAGGCTGGAGCTGGTAAGAGCTCACTGGTGATGCAGATGATCATTAGCTGGAGCTTAGGCATACCACTCTGGGGTATAGCTCCAGTAAAGCCCATGCGTATAGTGCTGGTGCAGAGTGAGAATGATGGAGGAGATCTAGCTGAGCAGATCCAAGACTGTATAAGAGGCTTAAATCTCACAGCTGAGCAGATAGATACAGTGAAGGAGAATGTAGCTATCTACAGAGAAGCTGTAAAGACAGGTGATGAATTCGGAGTACTCATAGAGGATCTGGTGAAGGCTCATAGAGCTCAGCTACTATTCTGCGATCCGATTTTAGGGTTCGCTGGAGGAGATGTATCTAAGCAGGAATTCTGCAGCCACTTTCTCCGTCATGTGCTCCAGCCAGTGCTGATGCGTACTGGAGTAGCTCTGATAGCAATCCACCACCAGAATAAGCCCAGCAGAAAGAAGGATGAGAATAACAGCATTACCAGTACCTATGATTTTACTGGGAGCTCAGAGCTGGCTAATTGGTTCAGATCCACTGCGATCTTACGGAGAGAAGATAATGAAAAGCCTAATTTTATCTTTAAGCTGGGTAAGAGAGGTAATAGAGCTGGGATGAAAGATGCAGCTGGTAATTACACTGACAGCTTACGGATCTGTCACAGTAAGGTAAGAGGAGAGATTAAGTGGGAGCTAAATACCCTAGCTCCTAATCAGGAGGCAGATCTATGAGTGATACACTGAATGTAGAGGATGGTGATTACTACAGATCAGAAGCTTGGCTAGTCACCTGTCTATCACATTACTACATAGGGATAGCCTTTGCAGCTTCTATGCCCACCAGTAAGCCTTATAAGCTCCACATGAATGATACCTATGCATGGAGGCTAGAGGTAGAGCTACATCCTCTCTGGCAGTCAGCTAGGTATGCTAAAAGAGCTGAGCTAGTAGCCAGTGCTAAAGCTCATGCTAAGATCATCACCAGCCTAATGTATGCCCATATAGATCATGATAATTCCTAGCCATAATCTTAAGCTCAGCTCAGCTGGTACAAACCTATACCCTAAAGGGTATGTAAGGGTACTTACCCTTAAGCTTATACGCTACGCTAGCTTAAGGGATTATCCCCTTACTTCTCCCCTTTCTGAAATTATATGAGCGGAGATAGATATAAGATGGCTAGACACTGGAGGAGAATGTGGAAGCTCTACCCAGAGAATATGCAGAGTAATCTAGAAGCTATTATACAGAATAGAAAGAGCTTAAAGGATGTGCTGATGCATAAGGCAGCTAATCTCCTACATCATGTGCCAGCTACCTTCCCAGCCAGAGAGAGTAAGAAGATCTTTACAGCTGCCTGTATGGCAGCTGGTGTAGATCCTACTCCAGATAGACTGATGCGGATCAGGATCTACGCAGTCAGGTATGGGATGCTAAGATATAGCAAAGCTCAGAAGCTTTGGATAAATCAGATAATTGACACATCACCTGATACTGTGAATAACTAATACTGTGACTGTAGATTATCATAAAAAGAAAAGCTTAAAGCATCTCCAGCAGCTGAGAGATGGCAGACCAGAGGAGGATGAATTTGATAAGTGGTATGATAGCTTACCAGCTGAGAAGCAGAAAGAGCTGAGAGCTCTAGATCCACCTATCATACCATACAGAGAGATGCCACAGCTGCGTTATTCTTTTCCAATTTATGACAGCTGCAGTGAGAAGTATGCAACAGAAGATGTGAGAAGGCTGGAGGAGGATCATGATGAGGATACATTCATCAGTAGAGAAAGAGTAGTGGAGATCATTAATGATTTAATAAGCATGATGGGAGCTTCTACTGATCCAGTCATAGCTCATCACTTTGAATTAATTAAGATCATATTACAAACCAGTGATGCTCCCAGTCAGAGCCAGCTAGCAGCTAAGATGAATTTAACTAGGCAAGCTATCTCAGCTAGAGCTAAGAGGATGATGGTGCTAGCTAGCGATAGCTCTATAAATTTATTAAGCAGAATTAAATATATAGATGATCAGGATAAAATTATTAATTATAATTCATCTCCAAAATTATCATGCAAACCAGCTGGGGTTCATAAGAAAACTATTAAAGCACCCCCTTTCGGGCGTGAGTCATCCAC